CCCAGTTCGACCTGGACTCCACGACACCATGAAGGTACGCGCGAGCCCGATCCAAATACCGGCCTCTCCCAGGAAGATCTCCTCGAAAGGAACCAAAACCACGAATGTACACTCCAAGGTTCATCCACGGCTCGATCCCGCGCTCGCCTACGAACGGCGAGTGTTTCAAGAACTGTAGGTCCTCTGCGCACTCGCAATCGATGATCTTCAACTGGTACCCAACGTCTTCACCTGCTAGACGATAGGCCCTCTTAAATTCTTCTTTTGTCACCTGACTGGGGTCGGGCACACGGTGATGCAATGCGAACGCGATCAATAAGTTCGCAAAGTTGTTGACGGTGGTGGTTAACACAGACCCACTGAACAGTCGCTTACAGCTGAATTCGTACTTGACAGCTTGGCGACCGAACTTGTTGCGCACACGCAACGGCTTCGCAAAGTACCCGAACGCGCGCTTCAGGGCTGGGGCAAAGATATTCTTGACCCCCTTAAACCCAGTCAGCAGGCGCTCTAATTCCCTAAACAACGGACCACGGTGGCTTCCATCACACGCTTTGATGTCCCCGTTGAAGTACACAATGCCGTCACGGCATTGAGCGCTAACACACGAGTCATCGCTATGATAATAGAACACTATGCCCTTGGGGTTCAGCAGATCGTCGAAGGCGGTGGCCAAGTTCTCCTTAGTGGAGGCCTTGGTGTAAACGGCCTTCAGTCTGCCGTGGTGAAACGGCACGGACCACGCTTCCTTGATTCTCTCACAGCACCACGCAGTTGCGTCTGTACGTAGTGCCCCGAGATCTGCGACCGCCCTTTTCTTTCCATCTGCTAGAAGCTCATTTGGCTTCAGCTTGTACTCGACAGGCTTGTCGTCGTCATGGTAATTGTGTCCGAGCGCCTCAATCCCCCGCGCAACCATCTGTCTGAATTTCCTCTTTGCGGACGGCGTGAAGAGCCACTCAGGATACAGCTCTTCATAGGGTCCACGCCGGATGTACTTCTCCAAATGGTGCGCGAATCGGTGAATTGGTACGCGAAACTCACTTGCGATCTTTTCTTGGTTATGGGACAACCGTTCATCGTAACCTGCCACATCTGGATTCCGCAGAGCAATCATGCGCGAAACAGACGCGCGATACTCGTCGGGACCGGAACCCGGATAATTTAGCGTTGGCAATATGAAATGCGGCCCAAAAACCGTGCGGTATTCTTTTGTGTAATCGAATGGATGGGTTGTGAATGATGGGGTGTAGTCTTCGTTCATAAATTCTGGAAATCCGTGGGCCTGAATTTTCTGGCGAAAACGAACCGCGAAAATCGCGGGGTTCGGTGTACATGGGGTGAAGGTGAAACTCGGGGTTAATTTGATCGCTACCCCGGTGCTGGTCGAACCTGCC